GGTCCACGAAATGTTCCTTTTCCTGTTCGTCTACCACCTCGGCAAATGGCTTCAACTTGCTATGCTTGCCCGTCTGCTGCAAAGCTTCCAGCTCCGTCATCAGTTCCCCCAGTTGCTTGTCCACATCATCCGGCTTCGCCTTGAATTTATTAAACAGCCGATACATCTCCCGCGATTTATACTCATTGATCAGCACCTTTGCGTAGCTCACAATCTCAACCGATGTAACCGTGGATTCAAAGCAATCTCTCAGTTCCTGATAAACATCATCATCACCAAAATTCTCAACATGCAGCTTCGGCGCCAAACTAACCAAATTGATTGGATCTCCAATGGCATAAGATTTAACTGCTTCCGCATAAGTCTG